AAAGAGCAGGCATACCCAAAGGTGCTACCATAGCACAATTAAAGAAGATACGCAGTTCTAAAACAGCATCTGCACGCAAAAAGCAACTGGCACACTGGCAAATCAACATGCGCCAAGGTCGTAAAAAATAAAAATAAGTATCAGCATGAGATATTTGCTGATAGTTGGATTTAACTGTGATGTGTATCGGCAGGAACCTCGAGCCAGGATATTGGTTGGTAATAATTTAATTGATGAATTTAATATAGCTCATTACAAAGACACTTTGCCAACTGCGACAGAAAAATTTTTTAAAAACAGGCATGTTTTGCAACCACATTCGACTACACAAAATATACAAATAAAAAATTTTCCTCCTTTAAAATTTTATGAAATAGAAATAGACAATACACTTAATAAAGTGGAATTACGGATTGAGATAGAAAACAACGACTGTAATTATAACAACGGTTTCATAACAAATAGCACAATGATACAGTTAAGAGTCTGCACTTTTTTTCCCTTGAATCAAAAACTTTTGTCAAAATTAATAAAAATTAAAGAAAAAAAAAGATTAAGTCAAAATTATGCTTGGTATTATAGTAAGAAACAGATGTTATTTAATCTTTTAAATTTCATTTGTATAAAACAAAAAAAAAAATTTAAAACAGTTGAGTTTACAAGTGATAATGATATAAGTTTTATCAATTTTGGGGGGGATGTTGTTTTTACCTGCGAATTGTTTAAAAAATATAAAATATTAGTTAACAAGATAAAAAAAACTTATAGATATAACATGCAAAGCATTTATATTAATTTTTTTATTAATAAATATAAACAGCATGAGAATCAACGAAATACTGATTAAAGAACAGGCCACAGCAGGTGCAACGTCTGCGGGCAATATAGCCGCAGTGGTATCCCCACACATCGCCATGGGACCTGATAGATTTAAAAAGAGTTACACAGGCACACCAGGGCAATCAGGCACGCGATCACCACGAATACCCAAGGCCTATACTCCAAAGAACGCTGATGGCACCACCAAGGGCGCACACGAATTAATAGGTACCAGCCTATTTGGTGGACCATTAGTGAGAAGATAATGATCAAGAAAGAAAAACCCCACTGCATCAACTGTGGAGGATCCAGCCACTGTAAAAAAACTCTCAAGAGAAAAGAGCGAGAGACCATTAATGATAAAACAGTGCGTGAGTGGACCATAGAGGTTTGCCGCAATTGCCACTGCGACTGTTGTGAAACGGCATAAATAATGGCATGCGTATTAACGAACTAAACGTGCCAGTGCAGCCAGACACATACGAAGCCAGCATGTTCCTTACGCAGGCCATCAGAGCAGGCAAATACGCAATTAAAATTCACAATTTATTAAGCAATGACCAAGAGATGGAATCTTGGGTGGCTAAAAAAATTGATCTAGCATCGAGTTATATCAACGGTGTAACAGAATATCTATCCACTGAAAAAATCTATAAAGAAGATGCAGGCGAAGGACACATGTCTAAATCACAATTGTATTCCATAGCCAAATCAGCACTGGCGATCACTGCTATGGTGCAGCCAGGCGATGATATTGAAGGTTGGGTGCAGACCAAAATGAATCGAGCAGTGGACATGCTGGACGCAGTTTATCACTACGAAGATTATCAGAGATTGAATCCCTACAGAGAAGAGATAGGTGACCTACACAGTAAACATGCTGAAATAATAAAAAAAAATATTGATGAAATATTAGCCACAGAAACCACAGTGGATGACATAGAAACCAAACCTGGCATGTTAAACATATTAAAGAAAAGAGTACATCAGTTTGAAAAAGATTATGCTAAAGAAAATAGAAAGACCGACGAAGCAGGTTCTAGAATGCCATCATCTATGGTCAAGATCAAAGCCAAATTGGACAGTATGAGCCCAGATGAGATACGAGCATATTTTAAGAATAAAGAAGATTTTGCTAAACAACATGCTGGTGGAGTTATACGTCCAGGTTTCTCAGCTAAAGAATTAGCACAGGGTCAAGAATTTAGATACGGCAGAGAGTTTGCTAAAAGAAATCCTTATTCCAAACATTTTGAAAGCACAGAACTAGACGAAGGATTAAAAGATTGGTTACAAAGAATTGCTACTGCTGGCATTATCGTAGGCAGTGTAGCAGGCATTGGTTCTATTAACAACGCCATGGACAACAGCGTGCCGGTAATACAGGCAATGAACAAGGCGTTAGATGTTGCCAACCAAAAAGGCGATCAACAGATGATACAGAATATCAAGCAAGATATTGAAACAGCAAAGATAAGTTTGAATTCAGGACAGAATTTAAACACGGTAAAAAATATGCAGGACAGATATTCCAAATTCATGCCAGCAGAATATAAAAAAGAAAACGAGAGTTTCAAAGACAGAATCGTGAGCAAGATTATGTCACCCATCAAAGACTACAACAAAAATAAAGAATCCATGCTGCCCAAGAGCGCATTCGCAGGCAGCGATAAACACAAGTTAGGAACAGCAGCACATTTGACAGGCAAAATGAAAAGACCAGCTCAAGCAGGCGATTTAGTAGGCGGTGGCGAGAGCACTACCTATGAACAACACCTAAAAGATAATTTAGTTATGGCTCTGGAAGTCACAGATATTACAGAAAAACAGGATGCCTGCTATCACAAAGTTAAATCAAGATATAAAGTGTGGCCATCGGCCTACGCATCAGGTGCGTTATCTAAATGCCGCAAGGTCGGCGCTGCCAATTGGGGCAATAAGAGCAAATAATCATGAGATACTGGGAGATATTGCCAGAGAAATGGAGCGCAAAATACAAGCGATCCATCAACTGTGCCAAACCTCGAGGATTTAGCCAGAAAGCACACTGTGCTGGCAGAAAGAAAAAATGAGATACAGAGAGATAATAGAGGCATGTTGGAAAGGCTATCGCCAGCGAGGCATGAAACCCAAGGGCGATCGTATGGTGCCCAACTGCGTGCCCGTGAGAGAGCTAGAAGAAGACCTAAGAAAATGGTTCAAGCAAAAGTGGGTGAGATTTGGTCCAGACGGCAAAATCAGAGGAGATTGTGCCAGAGGCAGCAACAAGGAAGGCAAACCCAAATGCCTGCCCAGAAGCAAAGCCTATGCATTGGGCAAGAAAGGCCGCGCCACAGCAGCAGGCAGGAAGCGTAGACAAGACCCCAACGCCAATCGTAAAGGTGCTGCCAAAAACGTTAAAACCAAGTAAATTTTAAGAAAAAACGCTAGATTGCATCCAAATAATAATATATTATTATAATACAACATTTAATAAATACTTTATATGGCACGCAGATTCAAAGACGATGACTTCGCAAATCTAGTAAAAAGACTCAATGAGTTAAGCAATGCTTCTCCAGAACAGGAAAGACAAGCTCTATTAGAAGCTGCTAAACAGGAACCAAGAGTGCTGGATGATAGACAGATATCATTGGCGGATATTGCAAAGTTAGCCGGTATCAAAGAATTCAAAGAACCTACAAAAATTTCACCCAAAGCAGAAAAATTGATTGAATCAATCACTGGTGAGAAGAGCGATATTACACGAGCCATAGAAGAATCAGATAAATCTATCGCAGGAAAAATCATCAAGGAAGCAAAAAAAGTAAGTAATAGACTAGATAAGATTGCTGAATTGGAAGCCAAGCTGGCTGAATTGAAAGCAGAACAAAAACAAGAACAAACATATGATGCAAAAACGTTCAGACAAGTGGTACAAAAAGATATACAAGAATATATCAAGTCATGTGATGAGTCAGCATTGGTTGAATTATACAACAGCATCTCAGACAATGAAGCTGTCTACAACGAAGAATCATCAAACATTCTTGTTAAAACTGAAGAAACTAAAGAAATTATCGCTGACGCAGAAAAATTAGAACAAGCAGTTGTCGCAGAAAAAGAAAAAGCAGCTGAAGAAAAAGCAGAAGTGGTTCAAGAAAAACAACCAGAAGCAGAAACAGTTTCCGAAAAACCCAAAGAAGAAAAAGCAGAACCTAAAGAAGAAACCACAGATGAAGCCACTGGATTCCAAGGACAAACAGAAGCAAGACAATTTGACATAAGATTGTCAGGAGACTTTGACAGAGATCGTCCAACATCAGACAATGATGCTGCTGCCGTTAAAAATGTTTTAAAGAATGCTGGTATAGAAGCGGAAGTTCAACCCAGCGAAGCAGATTTTTCATCAGTTTCTATAAACACAATGGCTCAACCTGTAGCAGTTATGAACGCTTTGGGAGACATGGTTGATGAAAGTCTAGAATACAAAGACGAGCTTTCCGAAAATAAAAAATAATCAAATAAATATTGGTGCATGAGACTAGCACTAACTAACAATCGATTCAATCCGGATCCTTATTTTCGCAATCCTATAGATCAAGAGTTTCTTCCCAGCACAGAACAAACAGAATTATTTGATCAGAATGGCTACGACCTTACCCCATTGGAAAAATTGTATGCGGAGGCTAATGGCCAAGTAGGACAATGGCATAGACCCAATCACTATGCTCTTAAATCTGATTGGTTCGTGGATGAACAAAATTCTGTCACAGGAGCTCATATTAATCATGCTCTGCTGTTTGAGAGGAAAGGTTATATCGGAGCAGCTCTAGCACAACTGGAAGGGTGGGCTCAACACAACAATCTAATTTATAAAATAGTAAAGATGCGTCCCAAATGGGGTATGGATATCAGCGTGGACTACGTAGACACAGCAGGTAATGTGTTTGAGCTGCTGCATTGGGAATATGATGGATTTAATTATCAAGAGATTGCTGATAAAAAATTACAAATTGAGAAATTTTTATTGGCTGCGAATTGGGACGGTGCTGCTGCAGAGATGATTCGTAGGAAATCTGAATGGCATCATCTGGGTTTCTTTGAACAGAGCGCTTGGAAAACCAAGTTCTTCGGCATAGAAAAAGAACGTTTCAAGATGGTGCTGTGGCAATAAATACACACATATGAGTAACATACCAATTTTTTCATACAAACAATATCTAGATGACATGATACGTCTCAAGGATCAAGGCCATGTGGGTGTAGACATACAAGTCGCAAGACCTACCAGCGCAGGCAGCAGGGGATTGGCACGCAGCAAAAGTTTTATGAAAGATCCTGTGCATATGATGGGAGAATCAGAAGATCCCAGACCTTCGCCTACTAATCCCAATCCTAAATTAGAGGGAGATCTACTAGACAAACCCACACCTACAATACAAGACATTGCAAAAAAATTTAATAAATCTACAAAATACATATTGGATCAATTGCGAGCTGGTATCCGAGTAGAACGAGAGCACACTGACCAATTTGAAGTGGCCATGGAGATTGCATTAGACCATCTTAATGAAAGACCAGACTACTACGAAGTGCTAAAATCAGCAGAGAAGAAAAAAATTACCAAAAATGAAGCAATAAAGGCTATTCTAGAAGGTATCAGTTATTCCAAAGCATCAGGCGAGTTGATCTTACCAGAAGCGATCCAAGGTAATTTGAAAAGATGGTTTGAATCCAACTGGAACCATATAGTTAAATCTTCGAAAAAGTAATTGATTTAATCCTCTCAAAGTCATATAATACATAATAACAATTACAAAGGAGATAAAATGTCAGGAAGAAATTTCAACGAAGCAGAAAAAACCAAATTAATACAACTGATCAAAGAAGGATCACAGGTATTAGGAGAGATAGACGATCTTAAGACTGGTCTCAAAGACACAGTGAAAGCACTATCAGAAGAATTAGAACTTAAACCAGCATTAATTAACAAAGCCATTGCCATCGCTCACAAGGACAATTATAAATCTGTGGCTGATGATATGGATATGTTGGACAGCATTTTATCTGCGGCAGGCAAAATCTAGTGTATGGTATCATAAGACAATTTTGGATCAATAGTTATCGAACAGACCATGTTGCATTTTATTATGAATTGATCTCTTTGATATTCACCATATTTGGTTCTTTGGTACTGACGTTCACTAGTCCACACCCGCAAATGAATCTAGTGTTTCCTTTCTACCTACTAGGATCCACTACCATGGCCTATTCTGCCTATCGCAGGAGGAACCTATGGATAACTATGTTGGCCAGTTGGTTCACACTGATGAACTGTATTGGAAATTATCTAGTATTTTTTAAATGAGTTACATAGACGCTTACTATCGCAGAGATGATGACAAAGTGTTGGTAGTAGAACGTGACGCCAACGGTCAGAGAAGATTTGTGGATTATGATGCAAGATATCTATTCTATTATCCAGATGCTCGAGGCAAACACAGAAGCATACACGGAGAAACTCTGCAGAAAGTTACTTGCAGCACATTTAAAGAGTTTATAAAAGAACAAAAGATAAGAAGTAATAAAAAATTATATGAGCAGGATATTAATCCTGTGTTTCGTTGTCTTGAAGAGAATTACCTAGGCAAGGATGCTCCTAAACTTAACATAGTATTCTTTGATATTGAAGTGGATTTTGATCCACAACGAGGATATTCTACTACAGATGATCCTTTCATGCCCATCACAGCCATAACCTGTTATCTCAACTGGACAGATCAACTAGTCACTTTTGCAGTACCTCCCAAAGGATTGAGCATGGCAGATGCCAAACTACAAGTAGAAAGATTCAGTAATGTGATGCTGTTCGACAAAGAAAAAGACATGTTAGATGCTTTCTTAACTCTAGTGGATGAGGGCGATGTTATCAGTGGTTGGAACTCAGAAGGATATGATATACCCTACACTGTGGGAAGAATACAAAAAGTATTGAGCTCGGATGACACTCGAAGATTGTGTTTTTGGGGAGAAAAACCCAAGAAAAGAACATTTGAAAAATATGGCAGAGAACAGATCAGTTATGATTTAATTGGTAGAGTACATTTAGATTTATTAGAATTATATAGAAAATATACCTATGAAGAACGTCACAGTTATCGTTTAGATGCCATAGGTGAATGGGAATTGGATGAAAAGAAAACTGTGTATGAGGGATCACTGGATCAATTGTACAACAATGACTTTGGAATGTTCATAGAATACAACAGACAAGACTGTAATCTGTTAGCGAAATTAGAGAAGAAATTAAAATTTATTGAATTAGCGAACGAGATCGCACATCAGAACACTGTGTTATTGCAAACCACCATGGGAGCAGTGGCAGTGACAGAACAGGCTATCATTAACGAAGCACATCGTCGAGGCATGATAGTGCCAGGCAGAGTAAAAAGAGATGAATCAGCGCCTGTGGAATCAGCAGCAGGAGCCTATGTGGCATATCCCAAAAAAGGCATACATGACTGGATAGGATCCGTGGACATAAATTCACTGTATCCATCTGTGATTCGAGCTCTAAACATGGGACCAGAAACTATCGTAGGACAGATACGTCCCGTGATCACATCAGCAGAAATAAACAGAGCGAAACATCAAGGCAAATCATTTGCCACAGCATGGGAAGGACAGTTCGGTTGTTGGGAATACCAAGCAGTGATGAACAAGGACAAAGGCACAGAATTAATCATTGATTGGGAAGATGGAACCAGTGTGAGAATGAGTGCAGCACAACTGTATGATCTTGTGTTCGATGGCAACAGACAGTGGATGATTAGTGCTAACGGTACTATATTCACTTATGAGTTTGAGGGAGTCATACCAGGATTGTTAAAAAGATGGTATGCCGAGAGAAAAGACATGCAAAAAAGAATGAATGAATGTGGAGACAATGCTATTGAACGAGAGTTTTGGGATAAGAGACAATTAGTTAAAAAAATTAACCTAAACTCTCTGTATGGTGCAATTCTAAATCCAGGCTGTCGTTTCTTTGACATGCGTATTGGACAATCAGTAACACTAACAGGCAGATGTATCACACAACACATGGCTGCTAAGACCAATGAAATTATTACAGGGCGATATGATCACGTGGGCGAGAGTGTGATATATGGTGACACAGACTCGGTGTATTTTTCTGCTTATGCTACTCTAAAAAAAGAAATAGACGGTGGGCAGATACCATGGGGCAAAGAGAATATTATTGCTCTCTATGATCGTATAGCCGAAGAAGTAAATGAAACATTCTCAGCATTCATGACTCGAGCATTCCATTGTCCTAAAACTCGCGGTGATGTGATACGAGCAGGTCGAGAATTAGTGGCAAGCAAAGGATTGTTTATAACTAAAAAAAGATATGCACTGCTATATTTTGACAAAGAGAATGAGCGTGTGGACACAGCAGGCAAAGAAGGCAAAGTTAAAGCGATGGGATTGGATCTTAAACGTTCAGATACTCCGGTATTTGTACAGGATTTTTTAAGTGAAGTATTGTATCTAGTACTGGTAGGTAAAACTGAAACAGAAGTATTGGATAAGATTAAACAATTCCGAGCAGAATTTAAATCTAGACCAGGTTGGGAAAAAGGTTCTCCTAAACGTGCCAATAATATTACAGAATATCACGAGGAAGAAAAGAAAAAAGGCAAAACTAATATGCCAGGACACGTAAGAGCCAGCATCAATTGGAACCGATGCAGAGAGATGTATAGTGACAAATACAGTATGCCTATCCTAGATGGTGCTAAGGTGATTGTATGCAAATTAAAGAATAATCCTTTAGGTTATACTTCTATAGCATATCCTGTGGATGAGCAAAGATTGCCAGAATGGTTTAAAGAGTTACCGTTTGATTCAGATGGTATGGAAGAGAGTGTGCTGGATGGAAAGATTGAAAACTTGATCGGTGTGTTGGAATGGGACGTGAGATCCACAGAGAGTTCCAATACATTTAACAAACTATTTGAATTAGCATAATATGTTGAGCATAGAAGAAATTAAATTATTAATAGAGAAGTTAGAGAAGATGAAAGGGCATGACTTTCAAAAACTTATTGATGATAATTTGAAAATATTGAAAGATTTAGCTATTGCAGTTGATATCAATAATCAAGATCAAATAGATCGATTGGACAAAACTAAGGATTGGTATAACAAAGATATGGATTACCGGCATGAGAGGCGAGAACATCTCTATGATAAATTGTTATTTGAGAAGATAGAGAGCAAGATTGGACAATTTGCCAAAATGGGTGCTAGTGCTGCTTTATATAACAGTCTGGAGATAGGACCAGGATATGGTCGCTTCAGTAGATTATTTCTGGCATGGAGATTAAATTTCTATGTTGACATATTGCCTCATTGCAAGAGCAAGATAGAAAAACTATTTCATCCTGCACAACACAAATATATTCGTTTCTATACAACAGATAGAACAGCCTGTCCTGAGATTCCTAATCATGCTGTGAATTTTGTTTTCAGTTGGGACACATTTACTTTCTTCACTCAAGAACACATCAAAGAGTATCTTCGAGATATATTTAGAGTTGTATTACCAGGTGGTTATGTGTTCATACACTATGCTAACTGTGAATATGACCGTGATCTCAATGAAGCAAAACGTGGCTATTGGAATTATAATACCAAATCTGCCATGACAAAAATTATTCAAGAAACCGGGTATGATGTTATAGAAATGGAACAATTCGCACCCGGTGCCAATTATGCCATATTCCAGAAGCCTGGTAAAGATAATCCCGTGTTATATCGAGTGGTAGAGATACCAGCAGAAAAATAATTTAAGACTTGATTTCTATCTAAATATCTTATACAATTTAATTTTAAACTTTTAAGAACAGGCAAAACATGATAGACATATTAAGAGACATAGTTAAACACACATACGGTTTAGGCTTTCTAGATCTAGTTAAGATCACAGGCACAGCAGATGAAACTGCTATTGATTCCATGGCAGAGGATCGTTCAGTGATCCTACAAGGCACATTCAAACAACCACAAGCAGGTTTGGTGGGCACATTTGGAATGCCACAATTGAATAAATTAGACATTCATTTAAAATGTCCTGAGTACAAAGACAAAGCGAATATTTCAGTTATCAAAGGCACAAGAAACGGTGCTGAGATTCCAGTGGGCATACACTTTGCAAATGAAAAAGGTGATTTTAAAAATGATTATCGTTTTATGAATGCTGAAATTATTAATGAAAAATTAAAAACAATCAAATTCAAAGGTGTTAAATGGGACGTAGAAATTGAACCCACAGTAGCAGGCGTTCAAAGATTCAACTTCCAATCAGTTGCAAACACAGAACACAATACATTCGTTGTGAGAACAGACAATGGCAATTTGATATTCACATTTGGTGATCAAGCATCGCATGGAGGAGAGTTTACTTTTGCCACAGGTGTTAAAGGCACCCTTAACAAAGGTTGGAGTTGGCCAGTGGCACAGGTTCTACAAATATTAAAACTGTCTGATTCTGCCAAAGTTACTCTGCATTTCTCCAATGAAGGCGCAATGCAAGTCACAGTGGATTCAGGAGTGGGTGTATATCGTTACATCATACCGGCACAGGCACAATAATGTCAAATATCGGGCAAGAACATCTAGGACCTTTGAACAGGGACTTTGCGAAGTTCTTGCCAGCGATATCTAATTTCTATAACACGTTCGTTAGCAAACAGAGAGCAAAAGGTGATCACATACCCATAGAAAGAATACCCAAAGGTTTTGAGAACGGTGTGGAAGGTTTAAACTTTCTCAATCCAGAAAAGGGTTATTTCACCTATGATGTAGGTTTATATTCAGCAGGCCATGCTTGTCTAGA